TCTTTGGGGCCAGCCCCTAGCAAATGCTTTTCGAGCAAGTTGCGTCTAATTCGCTCCTGCCTTTGTTCCGCGCTAGTCACATCCCACGAATCGCCCTTGCTAGCAAATACGTGGGCGTTGCTCTTTACTCCCATTTGTTTGGACAAGGTAAGCCGCAATTGCTTGCGATCAAAACCCCATAGACTGTCTCGCGTTGTGTGGATTGTCATATAATAACCGCTCCAGTTAGGCATCGCAGGTTAGTGGCAAAAATGTCCCCCAAGGGGACTATTCCTTGCCCTGTTACAGCGGCATTGACAAAGGTTCGAACCTGAACTCTGCCTCGCTCACAAGCCTGTCTTTGAGGCAATAAGCGGTAACAGCGTCTCTTGCAGACTGTTCGGTTTTATACGGGCCGAAATAGCTAATCTCTCCCGTCTTGTTCCCGTCTGAGTTGACGTTCTGCCATAGTGCAAGAAACATGATAACCGCTCCACTTAGGATAGTCCCCTTGGGGGACAAATATAGGAGGGGCCGAAGCCCCTCCCTTTAGGGTTAGAATTGAATGTCGTCCGCGCGTTGCGTCCACTTCGCAGCGATTGCATCATATGCCGCCAAAAGCGCAGGGTTGTTGACAATGCGCGTCAACCCTTCCTCACTGCTGATAGCTTCCAGAATCTTCAGCAGTTTCTTTTCATCATAGGGAAGCTCCACAGGTTCCGGCTTTTCCCGTTCGGTCAACGCCTTGTATGCGCTCCACGGTGTTTCGTTGCCCTCAAGCCATTGAGTGACAATCGGGGCGATCTCATGCGAGATAGATTTACCTTGCGCCCATCGCGGCAAGGAATCCTCTTTAATGGTGCCTTCAGTTATGGCGTAAGCCTCTGCCAGCAGCACCGACCGCTTGCGCAGCGTGTTACCAGCGCCGTCTGGCGTCTTTCCCGGTGTGCCATCCGCCTTCGCCTTGTATCCGTAAGCGTCACCGTAAAGGCTTGAGGCCTCTTCCTTGGTCAACAGGCCGGCAATCATACCCTTAGCGATGACGTCAATCGCCCTGCCCTGCCATTGCGATACAATGTCCGTAGCATTAGCGGCGTCGCCTTCCGCCTCAATGGCGGTTTGCAAGGCGTCCTTTGCCACTTCCACGGCTTGACGCTTTTGCGTGAGACGCTCCGAAAGATTGGCGAAGATATCAGCCTCTCCGATTGCGGGTTTGGGAAGTGCAGAAACATTCATTCTCTTTCTCCAAGTTTGTCCCCCAAGGGGAAAATGTTGCCCCTACGTAAACTGCCCTAGGGGATATGGGCCGCCCCGAACCCCGAGGGGAAGGGCACAAAACAGCAATGGAATTGCCCCCAATAGAGATACATAAGGGTGCGTCAATATCGAGAAACGATAAGATTACTCCGTTCACCGCAGAATTAGCACGGTTCGTCGCATAGTCGGCCATAATGTTCCTCCTCTGTTCCACTAAGTAGCTAATTGCAACGGATATTTGTTGTGCGGTGGCGCAATGATCGGGCCGTTAGTCTGTCCATATGTTGCGGCTTGTTGTAACGATATTGCCGAGAGAAGCGGCGTCGATTGCGTGTTGTTGTAACATTATTACTCGATGACGCATGATCGTTGCCTCTCCGCCGGGCAGCTTTCCCGTGCGACATGATATATCGTATCATCGAGGGGAGGGGTTCGGGCGAGCGGGCCTGTGTGTGCGTGAAAGGCCCCCTAATTTCCTACAGAAAAATTTAGAAATTTACCCTCCAACTAGGATAAACCCGTACAGACGATTTTAAAGCCCCTAGAATTGATTCTAAGGCCTACAGGCTACCCGAGTACCCAAACAACCCTTCCGTGCAATCCTAGGTACCTTAAAATCCAATATAAGGCATAATAGAAAGAGGGGCCTCCCGCTGGTCGGCCCATTCCAAGCCACAACCCCCGGCGCCCAGCCAAGCAAGCCTCGCGCGTAAACATTCTTTAGAAGCTCTCTAGAACATTCTCCTAGGTATTAATTTCTTAGTTATATCTTTCTTAGTATAATATTCTATATATAACTTTCTTTAATAATATAGGGTATCACAGATTTTCTGTTTTGTCAACCCTTTTCTTTGTCGTTATGAAAAAAAAATATTTCCTTTTTGTCATTTTTTTCTTGACAAATGGTTTAGAATCTGTTATAATAATAGGTAGGAAGGATAGGAACACATAAATGCTAACGAAAAATGATACTCCTCCTTCTGAAGGTAAGGGGTCTAAACTCACTACCAAGATGGAGCTTTTTGTCAACGAATATTTTGTTGACCTCAACGCATCAGCAGCCGTTCTTAGGGCAGGTTACAAAACATCCGCTCCTAATCGAATGGCTCACAAACTGATGAATCATCCTCTTGTCGCCCAAGCTATCGAAGAGCGCAAGAAAGAACGGATTAAAGAAACAGAGCTTTCAGCAGAGTACGTCATCACCAAGCTTATTGCTATCGCTGACAAGCAAGAAGATGCTAACCCTCAGGCTGCTATTCGGTCTCTTGAACTCTTGGGTAAAACCCTAGCAATGTTTAAGGATCGTCAAGAACTTTCTGGTCCTGATGGTGAAGCTATCCAAATGGAACAAAAGACTAAGGAAAGTGCTGACGAATTCAATCGTAAGCTTTTGTCTCTTGCCGCTAAAGCAGACACCAAACTGAGGGCTGTTGATAATGGCTAACCTGTCTCCAGCGGAGATTCTAGCGTCTCTGCCTCCGGAAGAACGAGAAGAAATGCTCTCTTCTTTGTCGGCTAAAGAAAAAGCAGAACTCCGGTGGAACTGGGACTTCTGGGCCAGGCCTAACCAAAAAGCCCCTCCCGGAATGTGGAACACTTGGGTTGTTCTTGCTGGTCGTGGGTTTGGTAAAACCCGTATGGGGTCTGAATGGGTCCGAGACTTGGCACATAAATCTCCCGGATGTCGAATAGCGCTGGTCGCTGAAACTGCTGCGGATGCGCGCGACGTCATGATCAAGGGGGACAGCGGGCTCTTGAATTGCGACCCGACTCTGTCGGAGGATTCTTGGTCCCCTACCAACCGATGCCTTAGTTGGCCTAACGGATCAAGGGCATTCACCTACAACGGAACTACGCCTGATCAGCTTCGTGGCCCTCAGCATCACTTTGCTTGGGTTGACGAGCTTGCTAAGTTCGAGTACATGCAAGAAGCATGGGACCAGTTGATGTTTGGTCTTCGTCTTGGTGACCACCCACAGGTGCTGGTAACGACTACTCCTCGTCCGTTGCCGTTGATTAAAAAACTAATCGCTGACCCGGAAAACGTAATTACTCGTGGGTCTACGCTAGACAACGCAGCCAACCTTGCAAGCTCGACCGTTAAAGCTTTGTACGACACGTACGGCAACAGTCGGCTTGGCCGGCAGGAGCTTGAGGGTGAAATCCTAGGAGATATTCCCGGTGCCTTGTGGACAAGAGAAGCAATTGACCTCAGCAGAGTCAAGCAAGCTCCAGAAGATCTTGAACGAGTTTTTGTTGCTGTGGACCCTGCCGCATCATCGCATGAGGGAAGCGACGAAAACGGAATCGTTGTTGTCGGACTTGCCCGAGACTCTGACGGATACGCCCGAGGGTACGTCCTAGAAGATGCCAGCGTGAAAGGCCCGCCGGAAGAGTGGGCTAAGACCGCTGTTCGCATGTATCGTAAATGGCAAGCAGACAAGATCATCGCAGAAAAGAATCAAGGCGGTGAAATGGTCGAGTCCGTGCTAAAGGCACAGGATCGCTCGGTACCTGTCGAGCTTGTTCACGCTACTCGCGGTAAGATCGTACGTGCTGAGCCTATCTCTACGCTGTACGAGCAGGGACGAATCCACCACGTTGGTATGTTCCCGAAGCTTGAAGATCAGATGTGTGAGTTCAGCATTGACAACGTACGTAACAAATTTACTGGTTCTCCTGACCGAGTTGACGCTCTTGTTTGGGGCCTGACTAAGATATTTGATAAAATTGCTGGTCGTCGTATGGTCAATCGAAAGAAGGCTGATGACGGCTCTATTCTTACAACCTATGCTTCTTCTCGAAACAGT